ATCGTGACAATAGAGTAAGAATATATTCTATTTTTTTCGGACAAGCTCTTTTTTATACCAATGAAGAAATAATTAATACATCTCTCACTTCTTATATATCCCCAATTGCTGAAAACATTCCGCAGATAGATTTTAAAGTGCAATTAAAAAATTATGATAAATATTTTGATTTTGATAATCCCGAATCCCCTGTTCATTTTTTAAAACAGGGTCAGAAAATGATTTTTACATATGGTTATATGTTACCTAGAGCTAAACAAATAGAATGGTTACCGGAAACCACTCTAGTTACGTCAAGTTGGGAAACAGATGATAATTTTATTACGATTAATTGTCAAGATGTTTTAAGATCATTAGAAGACGACTTTGATCAAGGTGTTGTAGATGACAAAAGCTATTTTGAATTAGCAGAAGAAATCTTGGAAGATGCTGGTATATCACATTATAATATAGATCCTTTTTTACAAGACTTTAGTACAAACAATCCTGTGCCTAAAATGAAACATAAAGAAGCTTTACAACTTATTGCTAATGCTTGTAACAGCACTCTTTCTCAAAATCGAAACGGTGATATTGAAATAAAACCTAATATCACAGCAAAGAAATATTTAGAATCTAACGGTGAAACACATTTTTCGACTTTGAATACTACTCAGATAGAATCAGAAAAATATGAATATGCCTTATTTAATACAGATTTTATGAGTTTAGATGGTAAAATGCGATTTTTGCCTAAAAACGCACCTTATTTAGATGTGGGTTATGTTTCTGAAGAAATTTCTTTATCAAACGGTTATTTTCTCAATAAACCTGTGATTACAATAAAAACAAATCATGTACTAGCTTACAGGCGTTTAAGAATAATATTTGGAGCAACTTTACCAACCTTCTTTTATATTCGTACATACAATTCTAATGTTAATGATAAGAATGACGAACATCTTGTTGATACTTTTATGATACGAAAAGAAGATGGCGACATTTCAAGAGAAACTACAATAATAAGAGACTTTAAAGAATGCAAACGAATGGAAATAGAATTCATTCATACAGAGAAACCTGAAAATCGTATTATTGTAAAACAATTGTATTTAGACGATCACACTGGCTTTCACATGGAAAAAGAAGATATTATTTCTTCTGTTAAAGCTATTAAACAAGAACTCGTTCAAAAAATAATAGTACCGTATTGTTATTATAGGGAGGGTGGTAAAAAAGACAATTTACTATCTCAAGATATTCATGTAACAGAATGGTATATTGACACCTTTTATATGCAAGAACCTTCATATGGGTATGTAATAAAACTAGACGGACAAGTGACACCTGTTATAATCAAGTCACAAAGTGCCTATCAGGTAACATTGTTTTTTACTCAATTTGGTAAACACAAACTAGAAATAGAAGGATATCGATATAAGAAAATACAAAAACAAGTTGTTAAAAAGCTCAACGACCATGGTAAAATTATAAAGTGGGAGAACCCTTTAATTGATTCGAAGAAATCAGCTGAAAATCTTGCTGAATACCTCGCTGAATATTATTCATCTGATATTGAATTCGAATATGATAGCCGGGGGAATCCTGAAATAGATGCAAATGATTTTGTATATCAAGAAAATGACTTTAGAAAAAATATGAAGGTTACAATTTACGACTATAGTCTTGATTTCGATGGTGCACTATCTGCAAAAGTAAAAACTCGTGAAAAGAAAAGAAAGGAAACAGAATGAACTGGATTGATCCCAAAATAAATTGGCAAGTGATAATTGTTGAAGGTAATTATTTGGGTGATTTCTTTAACACTGAAGACTATAATAGAATTAGAAATAATCTTGAATATTTAAAAGATCTAGCCAACAAAATGTATGATGAATTCGAACTTGTTTTCATACCTCCTTATAAAACACCTCGCGATTTCTTTTATGCTGAAGAGATGAATGCGATTGAAGAAAACCTTGACACTATTAATGAAAACACAATAAATACATATTATGGTGTAAAACAGACATACCGAGATAATGGACCTGTAATGGATGTAAACGAGCTTAATAGAATAGAAGAAGCAATGTTTGATTTATATCAAAAATTAACAAATCAATATGAAGGTGGAAGAAAATTAACAATGAATTTTGGAATGGGAGAGGGGTTATAAATGGCTTTTACACCGTTGAAAACGAATTACAAGGATGCTATTTGGACAGGACGAAAAAAATACAATCAAATTAATAATGAGGATGGGACTGTTTCTTTTGAAGATGTAACTATTTATTCACAAAAAGAAGATTCTTTCTTTGGAGCTCAAGATGCTAATCGGATGAATTCGACTATGAATGATATCATGAGAAAAGACTCTCCGTTTTTTACTGATAATAAAGGTGCTCACAATGCTTTGTATAGAGGTAAGAATTTAGGTGATTCTTATACTTCAGCGCAACAAGCTGTTGTTGAAACTGGAGAATTTACAGACTTGTACATTGGCGATTATTGGGAGATTTCGGGTATAAAATATTATATAGCAGCGTTTAATTATTTTGTTAAGGAAGCGAATCATATTGTAATAGTCCCGGAAACTCTTTCTCAAACTTCTCAAATGTATAGTTCTGCTACAACTAGATACGGTTATGCAAATAGCCCAATACGACAAAAGATAATTGGTGAAATTTCACTTATTTTTAGAGTTGCTTTTTCTAATCGACTTTTAACACATTCAATTCCTCTTGCTACAAGTGTTGATAATAATGTTGTGACAAATTACGCTAACTACAATGAAATAGCAACATTAATGACAGAAGAAATGATAACAGGTACTCCTGTTCTTAAGGCTATGAGGTCGGTAACAGATAGTGATTATATTGCGAACAAGTCTTATGAAACAAGAATTTTACCTCTTTTCTTGTTCAATCCTCAACTTCTTGCGAACGATAACAACTGGTCTTGGAACATAAGAGACCCGTACAACTATCAATGTTTTATTGGCGTAACACCGAACGGGACTCTTTCTTACAATCCTGCCAACGCCCAGAATCATATACGCCCTTATTTTTGTATTGTTTAAAGGAGGTATAAATGTATACAATTACTTTAGCAAATAATAAAAAGATAGAAAATCTTGAAAAAAATCTTGACGTTTATGTGAGTAAAACAGAAATAGACGAATCTATTTTTGAAAACAACTTAAAAACTATGAAAGTCTCAGACGGTACAAACGAAGAAGTTTTTCATGATATAATTTTTGTAAGACAAATGAAAGCAAATGAGAACGAATTTTTTCTAATGTTTAGAGAAAAAACAGAACAAGAAAAACTTGATGAAACAATAACAGATATACAAACAGCAGTTGCAGAAGTATACGAAACAATAACAGGAGGTACAAATGGCTAAAATATATGCAGCATTAATTTGTAAAGGTTTGAGAAAATTGGAAGACGTTCCTGAAGGTATCAGAGAAGAAGTTAAAAGACTTTTGGAAGAATAATGATGTTGTTTTTACGAAGAAAGGAGGTGAAAGAAATGGCAGTAATTTACGTGGCACTTATTATAAAAGGTAAGAGAACATATAAAGATGTACCAGATGTTATCAAACCTAAGGTTAAGCAGATGCTTAGTGATTTAGACCTTGAAGAATTTATTGTAGAATGATATTTATTAGAAGGGAACGACTATAGTGATCAGCAAACAAACATTGATAGCCAGTTTATTCGGTGCTATTTTTGCTAGCACTGGTTTTTGGGCGTTTTTAACATACGTCGTGCAGCGGATGGATAAAAAAAGAAAATCTGATACGGCTATGCTTATAGGTTTAGGTCATGATCGTATCTGCAATTTAGGTGCTAGTTATATTGATAGGGGATATATCACTAGAGACGAATATGAAAATCTGCACGACTATTTATACACACCGTATAAACAATTGGGAGGTAACGGTACAGCTGAAAAAATTATGAAGGAAGTCAACAGGTTACCGTTACTAACAGAAAAAGAAGAGAATTTTATAAAGAATAATAAGGAGGATTTATAACTATGTTTACTATAAGTTTTTGGAAAGATACCTTTAGTAGAGCGATTGCAACGGCTGCAGAAGCTGCACTTGCACTGCTTGGAACCAGCACTCTTATTGAGTCAGTCGGATGGAAAGCAGTTGGTAGCACAGCGGCACTTGCTTTTATTGTAACGGTTATAAAGTGCATCGCAGCAACTGCAGGTCTCAAGAAAGGAATCCCGGAAGATCTTGCTAAGGGTGAGTTGGACGATGAGGATTTAAAGACAATAATGAAAGAAGAGGCAGACGAAAATGAAGGGAATTAATAAAAAATATACTAAATCAAGCAGTCCTCGATACGGTACTAAAGTACGATACTTGGTGATACATTGGGTGGGAGCCGTAAGCACTGCCAAAAACAATGCCGACTATTTCGCTCGTGTGAATCCTCTTGCATCAGCCCATTACTTTGTAGATGCTAAGGAAATATGGGCAAGTGTACCTACGGAAAGGGCTGCTTGGAGCGTGGGCGGCGGAATGATGTCACCACACGGAGGTAAATTTTTTGGAAAGTGCAACAACCTAAACAGCGTGAGCGTGGAACTTTGTTGCATCAAAAAGAACGGTAAAACAATTGTGGATCCTGCAGCTATTAAAAAAGCCACGCCTCTTGTAAGAGCTTTGATGAAACGTCTTAAAATACCAGAAGGAAGAGTTATCAGGCACTTTGATGTGAATGGAAAACTCTGCCCGGGTGGATACATTGATGGTAAAGCGTGGCGTAAATTACATAAGCAATTGACCGGTTGTTAGCATCCCAACAACCAATAATATAGGAAAGCTCAAGATATATTGTCTTGAGCTTTTTAATTTGTTAGAAATAAATATTTATGACGATTTTCTTAGATAAAATAAATATTTTTGTAGGAAATAAATATTTTTTCGTAAAAGTATTGACTTTGGATTGAAAGCGAGTATAATTACACACAGAAAGGAGGTAAACAAATGGAAGGCTTAACGTTAAGACAAGAAATGTCTAAGAGAGGTATAACCATTGCTGATGTTGCTGAAAAAATAAACAAAGCAAGAGAAACAACAGCTTTAAAAATCGATGGGATCAGAGATTTTAAATTAAGCGAGTTAGTTGCTTTAGCCGATTTGCTTGAAATGAGTGTTGAAGAAACAATAAAGGTTATACTAGTTGATCGTAATGATAAATAGGAGAGTAAGATGAAAAAGAAAGTTATATCGATGTTATCAATCATCGTAATGTTATTCGGGATAATAACAGTTAGTCAGAAGGCTTTGGCAGAAAACAAGAAAGTAGATGTACACATTACAAACTTATCTGTAACCAATACACAAAATGTAGTGCCACCAAATGGGTTTAAGGTAGGTACGTTGTTTAAACTTAATGCAAGTTTTGATGCATCTAAGTTTGGAGACACTTTAAATGCAGGTGATTTTTTTGAAATGCAACTACCAAAACAGTTTAAATTCCCAACCAATACATCTAGTTGTAATTTCAACTTATTTACCAAAGACGGACAGGTTTTAGCAAAAGCAGTGGTTTCACCTAATAGTTCAGGTGGAGGTAAAATAAGAGTTACTTTTACCAACTATGTTAAAGGTAAGCATAATGTAAAAGGAACTTTTAATCTTACAGCAAACTGGAACACAGTATCATTTCCTATAAATCAGCCGGGCGAATATGATATTGCAATAGGATCTTTTATTAAGCGTATAAAGATTGAGCCAAATCAACCGAGCCCACCATCTAGCACAATTCTTAGTAAATACTCAGGGCAGACTTTGACACAAGAAGGTCACGTTAGATGGCATATTATTGTAAACACTAAGCTACAAGATTTAAAAGGCGTGGTAGTAAAAGATCAGTTATCTGCAGAACCACCTGATAATACAGGAGACATTACATACGTTGAGGATAGTTTCATGTTATATGAGCTTGTATTTAATGGTAGTTATTGGGCACGAAAGAATCCTAAGAATATAAGTGACAAGGTAACTTTATCAAGTGATAAAAAATCATTTAGTTACAACTTGGGTGATACAAATGGAAAGGCATATTTACTCTTTTACAAAAGCACGTATAGAGATGGTTTGAAATTAATAAATAAAGCTGAGCTAACAAGTGCTTCTACTAGTAGAATTGTAACTAGCCACTTTGTGCATTCAAGTTCTGGTGGTAACGGGCAAGCAGATCCTATGAAAACTGAGATTGAGGTTTTAAAGATTTGGAAAGACAATGATGACAAAGACAAGAAGAGACCTCAGAGTATTATTGTTAGGTTATTTGCAGATGGAAAAGATACAGGTCAAAAACGCACTTTATCTTCGTTAGATAACTGGCAAGGACGTTTCATTGATCTTCCTAAGTATACGAAAGACGGAGAAGTGATAAAGTATACAGTAAAAGAAGATCCGACTATAAAAACGTATAAGGATACAGTTACAGGCAATGTTAAAACTGGATTTAAAATCACAAATACATATACACCGCCTGAGAAACCACCGGTTGTTGAAAAACCAAGTGAACCTAACAAACCACCACAAACAGGTGATGTTTGGAATTTAATTAGATATTTAGCTATATTAATGGCTTCAGGAATGTTCCTTGTAGCAGGTGTGTTATACAAAAAACTTATAGGATAAACAATAAACATAAGAGTAAGAAAGCACTGTCTATAAAAGATGGTGCTTTTTTTCTTTTATTTTCAAAAATCTTTGTAATTTAACTTGACATTTGAAATAATAACAATTATAATAACAATAAGATTCCTTCAGAATAGGAATAAAAAGAATAAAGTGGAAAAAGGAGTTTTAAATGAATGATGTCAAAAAAAGAATGGATAAATTAGGTATTTCGCAAGTTGAAATGATCTTTGAATTACGACAAAGAGGTTTTAAAATACAACCGCCAGCGTTATCTAACATCTTGAGTGGTGTTTACACCTATCCTAAAGCAATTGAGATTTTATCAGAATGTGAAAGGGTTTTAAAAGAAAGAGAGGGGTAAGATGTCAAATAGGAAACTAGGAAATGACTTCGAGCAACGACTATGTGAAATACTATTTGAAAACGGTTTTTGGGTTCATAATTTAGCTCAAAACAAATCAGGACAACCTGCTGATATTATAGCCGTGAAACGTGGTAAAGCGTTTTTAATAGATGCTAAAGTTTGCTCTAATGATAGTTTTAAACTGTCAAGAATTGAAGAAAATCAACTTACCGCAATGGAAATGTGGATAAACTGCCAGAATTTAATACCTTGGTTTGCGATTTCGATAAACAGCGTTATTGTTATGATTTCATATGGGAATATAAAAGAAGCAATAGATAGAGGAAAAAAAGAATTAAAATTTTCTGATTTCATAAACTATGGAAAAACTTTAGATAAATGGATGTCTCATATTATGTCACAGGTGTATTAAATGGATTGGATCGGTAATAACAAAAATGCTTTTGCTTGTAATGGAGCTAGTAATCACTCTCTTAAAGATAGAGAAACCAATGACTTCTACGCAACAGATCCTAAGGCTGTTGAGATGTTACTAAAACTAGAAAAGTTTAATAAAACAATATGGGAACCTGCATGTGGAAAAGGGCATGTCTGTGAAGTTTTGAAGAAATATGGATACAATGTGATTGCGTCAGATATTGTAGACTGGGGATATCCGGGAACATTGTCTATAGATTTTTTAAAAGACAAACACCAAGGGTTTTTTGGAGATATAATCACAAACCCACCATATAAATACGCTAAGGAGTTTGTAGAAAAAGCTTTATCTTCTGTCCAAGAAGGAAATAAAATCGCAATGTTTTTGAAATTAACATTCCTTGAAAGCAAAAAAAGAAGAAAGTTATTTGCAGAACATCCACCAAAAGTAGTTTATATATCATCTAGTAGATTACAATGTGCTAGAAACGGCGACTTTGAGAAATTTAAAAATGGTATTGACATGGCTATTGCATATGCATGGTTTATATGGGAAAAGGGATTCAAAGGTAATCCTATTATAAGGTGGTTTAACTAATGAGATTGTAAAGAGTCTATATCCTAATTTAAGAAAATTGGAACTCTACGCAAGAATAGAACAAGAAGGGTATGATTGTTGGGAAAATGAGGTTACAAAATGAAATTCTATATTTCAAACGACATATTAGTTGAAAATCCTACAACAGAATTTACACAGTGGTGTAAGAAAAATTTAACTATAGCCAATCCTGATTATAACAAAAAAATGAGAATGGGTTTTTGGATAGGTGATACACCTAAGACTATAAGTCTTTATCAAGGGTTTGGAAAAGACTTGATTTTACCTTACGGTGTGCAAGATTTAATACCAGATGAAATAGCACAAAAAGCAGAAGGTGGAGCCTATTTATTTAATGAACAAGAGAAAATAGAATATGATACAGATATACCTCTACGAGACTATCAAAAGATAGCTGTAAATAACATGTTAATAGCGGGACATGGTATCTTACAAGCACCTGCCGGTTCTGGTAAAACTAGATGCGGAATAGCATTATTTACTAAACTTAAGAGCAAAACATTATGGCTTTGTCATACTAAAGATCTAATTAATCAGGCTAAAAAAGCAGCAGAAGAATTTATTGATAAAGCATTAATAGGAACCATAACAGAAGGTAAAGTTAATATAGGAAAAGGTGTTACATTTGCTACAGTGCAGACGATGTGTAAATTGGATTTATCACAATATAAAGATGTGTGGGAACTAATCCTAAGCGATGAAGCGCATCGAATTTCAGGATCTCCTACAAGAATTACACAGTATCATAAAGTTTTAAATAATCTATCTGCAAGACATAAATTCGGTTTATCAGCAACAGTACACAGATCAGATGGACTAGAACAATGTATATTTGCACTAATCGGTAAAATAGCTTATAAAGTACCTGAAGAAACTGTATCTGAAAACATTATGAAAGTGGGTATTAAACCTATCAGTACAAATATCATTTTAGACAGAAAAGCACTAAACACGGATGGGACTCTCAACTATACCAAGCTAATTGACTATTTAATTAACAACCAAGAAAGACAAAAAATAATTGTAAATAACATTATTGAAAATAAAGGACGTTCTTGTTTGATCCTATCGAGTCGTTTGGGTCAATTAAAAGATTTAATTGATCTTTTACCGGAAGACATGAAAACAGATGCTGTAATGATACATGGAAAAATGACATCAAAAGAGAATAAAAAGAAACGAGAGCAAGCAATAGAAGATATGAAAAAAGGTAAGAAAAAATATTTGTTTGCGACATATGCACTAGCTAAGGAAGGATTAGATATACCAAAGCTTGAACGACTATTCTTTGGAAGTCCACAAAAAGACTATGCTGTTATTACACAAAGTATAGGCAGGATAGCAAGACTAGCTGAAGGAAAAGAAAATGCTATTGTTTATGATTTTATAGATAATATAGGTTATCTTATAAGAAGTTATAAGAAACGCTGTAGTACCTATAGAAAAAACCGTTGTTATTTTGTAGAAGAGGGTAAAAATGAATGAATTAAATATTGAAAGAGGATTGGAAAAATACAAAGAAGAAGGTTTTAAGCTTTCTCAATTACAACAAATAAAACTTGGTTTAAACGCAGGAGTAGATATATCAAAATATGACTCTCTTGAATTTGATGCAAACCAAATGCATGAAATCCGATTAGGTTTAACAAAAAATCTTGATGTTACTTTATATGCTCATCCTAAGTATGATGATAGCCAGATGTATGAAATCAGAAAAGGTCTGGAAGAACATTTAAATGTATTTGAGTATATAGATCCAAGTTTAGATTTCGAACGAATGCATAATATACGAATAAAACTTACAGCAGAAAAAAATACACCGATTGAACCTATTAAAAAAGAGTTAAAAAAATATGAAGAAAAAGGTTTTAATGTATTTCAATTGAACGAAATCAAACTAGGTTTACTTGCAAATGTGGATGTATTGAAATATGCTGATCGAAACCTATATAGTCAGCAAATGCAGGAAATACGCTTAGGGTTAGAAAAAGATATAGACATAACTCCTTATGTGAATAATAAATTTAAACCAAGACTCATGCAACAAATTCGTTACGGGTTAGAGAAAGGCTTGAATGTAAGCTGGTATATGAACCCTGCTTTTACCTATATGCAAGTGGATATGATCATACACGGTTTACTGCATAATTTAGATGTATCGAAATATGCAAAAATTGAATTCAATTGGGAGCAAATGTTAGAAATTTATAAAGGATTAGAAAAAAATTTGAACGTTGACATATATGCTAATCCTGATTTCGACAAAGATCAGATGTACGAAATAAGAGACGGATTAGACCAGCATTTAGATGTAAAGTTATACGCTGATCCTAAATTTAATTGGAAACAGATGTATGAAATTAAACTCGGATTGAAAGCAAAACTAGATGTTTCTAAATATGCTAATTTTATATACAATCATCATCGAATGTTTGAAATTAGAAAGAACCTAGAGGAGAAAACAGATGGCAATTAAGTTACTTTTAGGAGGTTCTCATTGTACACATTGGTCAATAGCAAAAAAGAATAGGGAAAAGACTGCTTCTGGTTTAGGTTGGGAACTTTTCAAAAACTATTTAATTGCAAAAGAGAAATTTAAACCTGATTTTTTCCTATACGAAAATGTAAAATCAGCTAGTAAAAGCATTAAAGAACAAATAGCAAAAGAGTTAGGTGTTAAAACAGATCCTCAAGTAAGATTTACTTATATTAATTCAGCACTAGTTTCAGCTCAGAATAGAGAACGTTTTTATGTTACTAATTTTGGAAATATTAAACAACCTGAAGATAGAGATGTTTTACTTAAAGATATTCTAGAAACAAAAGGTAAAAACGTATCTAGCAATAAAGAAAAATCATATTGTATTACAGCAACTTACAACAAAGCCTCTATTGATAATACATTATCTAAATTACAAAGAACTATGATTGCTGATCCTGTAATTTTCCAACGTCCTCGAGGGAACAATCCCGGAGGGATAAAAAGAAATAAGACTACGACTCTGACTAGTAATTCATATGTTGAGAATAATTTAATAATTGAAAGTACAAATAATAAAACACATACCATTGAGGTTAATCAGAAACAAACAAAAATAAAAGGAAAGAGCTATAAAATAGACCTTCAGGACGGATATTACAACGTTCGAAAATTAACAGTGAAAGAATGCGAACGATTACAAACAATGCCTGAAGGTTATTGTAAGAGTGTATCCAAAACCCAAGCTTATAAAGCATTGGGTAATGGTTGGACAGCTGAAGTAATTATACATTTATTAAAACATGTACTGTCAGACATTCCTAAACATGAGAAAATTATTGTTTTATCATTGTATGATGGCATAGCAACAGGTAGATATTGTTTAGACAAAAAGGGTTTTACAAACATTAAATATTTTGCTTATGAAACTGATAAATTCGCAAGAAAAATTGCTGTAGATAATTATCCAGACATAATCCAATGTGGAAACGCATTCAAAGTACGTGAAAAATCTACAGGAGGTGCGTTATGGATATAATTGTTTATGATTGCGAAGTATTTTCTCATGATTGGATTGTAGTATTTAAAAACAAAAAAACAGGTATGTATACTACAATTCATAATGACAATGAAGCATTAAAAATGATTCTTTCGGATAATGTATACATCGGATTTAACAATAAACATTATGATCAATATATTATAAAAGCAATTGTAGCAGACTGTACACCAGAACAAATCAAAGAAGTTAACGATTATATAATAAATGGTGGTCAAGGTTGGGAATGTCCTTTGTTACAGGGCAGTTACTTTAAATTTAACAATGTTGACATCAGAGATGATATGCAGATAGGCTTGTCATTAAAAGCCATTGAAGGTCATTTGAATTTACCGATATTAGAAAGTACAGTTGATTTTGACATCAATAGACCATTAACTGAAAAAGAACTTGAAGAAACTATAAGTTACTGTAAGTATGATATTGATACCACCGAAAAAATAATTGACTTGCGAAAAGATTATCTTAAAAACAAAATACAGATCGGTAAACTATCTAATATATCAGGTATTAAAGCAATGGGTTTAACAAATGCTAAAATAACAGCAAAAATGCTCAATGCATCTAGATTAAACCATGATGATGAAAGAGAATATAAATATCCTGAAAACTTAAAAAAAGAATATATACAGAATGGAATTTTTGAGTTTTTTGATGCAATATATGATAATAATATACCAGATGAAGATTTATTCAAAAGAAAACTTTCATTTAAGATAGGAGATTGTCCCGGCGTAATAGGTTTTGGTGGAATACATGCTGCCATTCCTAATTATTTTTTCGAACAAAAAGATAATCGCATAATCATTAACAAGGACGTAGCCAGTTATTACCCTCACTTAATGACATTATACAACTATGTTTCTCGAAATATTCCATCTGCTGAAACATTCAAAAAAGTATTAGAAACAAGAATGACTGCAAAGAAAGAAGGAGATAAATCGACTGCTAATGCTCTTAAATTAGTTGTAAACACTACATACGGAGCAATGCTTAATAAATATAACGACCTTCATGACCCTCTTATGGGTAGATCTGTATGTATATCAGGTCAATTGTTTTTATTTGAACTAGCTGAACATTTATACAAAGACATAGAGAATTTAAAAATCATACAGTTAAATACAGACGGAATAATGATAGAATGCAACAAAGCGGATTTAAATAAAATAAATGAAATAAGTAAAGAATGGGAAGAAAGAACTGGTTTTACTCTTGAAGATGATGAAATTATAAAACTTGCTCAGAAAGATGTAAACAATTATATTGAAGTACAAACAAACGGAAATTCAAAAATAAAAGGTGGTTATCTTGTAAGAGGGATTTCTACAATAGGTGCCTTTAACATTAATAATAACAGTAATATAGTTGCTACAGCAATAAAAGACTTTTTTGTAAACAACATTCCTGTTGAAAAAACAATTGAAGAATGTGATGATGTTTTCCAATTCCAGATGATCGCAAAGGCTAGTAATAAATATAAAGAAGTTTATCATTTAGTTAACTGTAAGCCAATCACAACACAAAAAATAAATAGAGTATATGCTAGTAAAGATACAAGACATGGAAGACTATTCAAAGTAAAAAAAACAGATAATTCTGTATCAAAAATTAGCAACTTGCCGGAACATTGTGTTATAGATAATAATAACAAATTAACGATATATGATGTTGATAAAACATTTTATATAAATCTTGCTAAGAAGCAGATTAATGATTTTAAAGGTATAAAACCAGAAAGGGGTAAGAAAATGCCAGCAAAAAAAGCAGAGACGATGAACGTCTATCAAAAACTAATCAAAGCTAGAGAATTGTTTTTACAATCAGAGGTACAAAAATCGGGTAAAAACATGCACTTGTCTTTTAAGTATTTCGAACTTGAAGATATAGTACCACCTATCACTAAAATTTTTAGTGAGTTAGGGCTTATATCAATTGTAAAATTTGATGAAAGCATTGCAAAAATGATAATCACGAATACGGATAACGGAGAGGAGTCAATCGAATTCACAACACCATTTACTCAGATTACACCAATTGTAAGTAATACAGGAAAACAAGCTACTAATGAGATGCAAGCGTTAGGTAGCTCGATTACTTATATGAGGCGATATCTTTATATGATTGCAATGGATATTGTAGAAAGCGATAGCATAGATGCTAACATCGGTTTTGAAAAACCTAAAACTCAACCAAAACCTGCTACACCGGAAGAACGAGAAGAAATAAAAAAGAAGATTACAGCACCTGAAGGTAATGCGACCCCATTACAGATTAAAAGTTTAAAAACAGTGCTAAAAAAGCTGAAAGATATTAATCCACACAGGGAGGAGATGATTGCAAAAATTGCAATTGAGACAAAAGGTTTCACCTCAATAAGCAAAGCAGATTGCGAAAAACTAATCGAAAAAACTAATAAGATGTTGGAAAAGGAGACGAAAAATGAAGAAAATTAAATGGATTGAGGGTGATAGGATACAAATAGATCCTCCGAAAAGAACTAAAAAAATAACAGGCACTAGGTTTGCAACTATACTTGGCTTAAATCCTTGGTCAACACCTTTTGAGATGTGGTGTGCTATCACAAAAACATATGAAGAACCTTTTGAAGATAATAAGTACACAACAGCAGGTAAGACAATAGAACCTAAACAAGCCGACTATATAAAACGTTTTTATGGTATGAATTTGATTTCACCTACTGATAAATATGGAGCTGATTACTTCCAAAAAACGTGGGGTGATTTCTTCCCGGAGTCCCCTCATTTAGGCGGAATGTGGGACTATTTAAAGAAGGATGAAGATGGAAAAATTGAAGCTGTGCTTGAAATGAAGACTACAAAACGAATTGAGGATTGGTTACAAGACATTCCTGAGTATTATGCATTGCAGGCAGCACTATATGCTTACTTATTAGGTGTGGATAATGTAATGATGGTAGCTTCATTCCTACAAACTAACGACTATAATAGTCCTAAAAACTATAAACCCGATGCTAGCAACACGATTGTAGAAGAATTTAAATTATCACAAAGATATCCTAATTTCAAAGATAAAATAGAATTTGTTGAAAACTGGTGGAAAGAACATGTGGAAACAGGTATATCACCTATTTTTGATGAGAAAAAGGATGCTAATATCTTAAAAGCATTAAGAACTAAGACAATTGATGTTGTTAATCAAGATATTCATTCCATGATGCTGGAAGCAGAGGCATTAAAAACAGAAATAGATGCTATTGAGTGGTCTATTAAAGAAAAAGTAGAAAGATTCAGTGCTCTTAACAAAGCTATAAAAGAATATCTAATAAACCAGTTAGGAGAAAGTGATAAAAAGATAGAAATGAAAGGATCCAACTATCAGTTTTCTGTTTCAAAATCTCAACCAAAAGCTAAGATATCTTATAATGAAGAAGCAATGAAAGCAGATGGGATAAATGACAAATATACAAATTTAGAACCAACAAAGGCTATTTATAGGTTGAACATTAGTTCAATTAACAAATAGATTAGTATAATTATTATTGACGTAAGGAGGAGTAAAATGTCAAGAATACCAATGACCAGCGGATTTGCGCTAATACCTGAAGGAACATATGTGTTCAGAATCTATCAGGTTGACCAGGATGAGGATTTTGGAAAGGTTATTATTAAATTAATAAATGCCAAAGGAATGACTCATCAGGAAAGATTTTCACTCAAGAACAATAATGATGACTGGAATGAAAAAGCTCTGAATGCTTTTTCATATTTCGTAAAAACAGCAATGAACGACTTTGAGTTAGAAGATGTGGTTCCAAGCGAGCTTGTAAATCACTATATCAAAGCAGAAGTAGTACATTCTGAACCTCTACCGAGCAAAAATGACCCGACTAAGACTGTTGTTTTTGCAAATCTAGGTAAGAAAGAACCGGCAGAAGGATTTGATACTACACCTGTTAAAAGAGCTTTAGAATTAGGTCAAGAACAAACTCAGTCAGTTGATGAATTGCTTAATAATTAGGTGAGACAATGCAGAAGAAGATAATTAGACACGATCCCATAGAAAAACCATCACATTATGTGACTGGCGACTATGAATGCTTTGATGTGATGCAAGAAACAGAAGGCAAAGAAGCTGTAAAGAATTTTTGCAAATGTAATGCATTTAAATATCTCTACCGGTCAAAACGCAAGAACGGACTGGAAGATATTAAGAAAGCAATATGGTATTTGAAAAAGTATGTAGATTTATCAGAAAGGAGGCAAACAGATGACGATAAATCAATATCAACAACAAGCAAGCAGAACGATGAATCCTGATCTTTCAAACGGAGAAACTATCAGACATGCTTTATATGGAATGGTGAGTGAGCTTGGAGAAATACATTCTTTATATCAGAAAGTGTTTCAGGGGCACGACTTTGACAAAGAACATCTTAAATCAGAACTAGGTGATCTATTATGGTTCATAGCAGAGTACTGTACAGCATTTGATTGGGATTTGGACGATGTTTGTTCTGCTAATATAGAAAAGCTTAAAAACAGGTATCCTGAAGGTTTTGATGCTGAACAGAGTAAAACTCGTAAAGAAGGTGATATCTAATGGTTGAATACCCGGACATTAAGGATATAATCAATAAAACAAAAGCTATCTTTTATGACGACTATGATTATCTTAAAAACAGCAAAGAAATCCATGTCGAATTTGATGCAATTGCTTTTCCTCAAGTTTGGGGAAGCACTTGCGGAGGATTTGATCGTACAGTAGATGGAGAACCCGTTATGAGTGGACAAGCGTGTACTAAAGAATATACAGTCGTTGTACACGAGATATTCACTAACACGTTTTATATCTTTTTTGGCGGAAAGCCATGCTATAAAGTTACAAATGCCAAAAAGGATTTTTATAAAGATTTAACAGATAGGAAGATGGCAAGCCTATCTGAAGCAAAGACAAAGTATTAGGAGGTAGAAAAATGTTAAAACTTAAAGAAGTAGACGGTATGGTAAATTATCTATTCGCAGCAGAAAAGGATTTTGTAAAAAACAAAATGCCAATTACAGATGCTAAAAAAATCATTTCTGAAGGAAAAGATATGAAATCAAAATTTCCTGAGTATCCAATTTGTATCGATAACAAATGGTTTTTCGAAGCAACTAATGATAAGGAGAAGTAAAATGCCTAGAACATTTTATTCAGACTATGTGAACCACTGTTTGCGCTTTTATGCAAGATATCCTAAGCCTATTTTTTACAACGAGGTTGATAAAAACAATTGGCAGGCTTGTGATAAAGCATTAACAGAGTTTACAGAAGATGACAGAAAAATGCTATTAGGTATCTATGCTGATGGTGATACCATTGCTGATAATGTATATAAAATAGCAACCGAAAGAAACATCAAGCAAGATGGCATTTGGAAGTTGTTAAACAATTTAGAACATAAAGTAGCTGAAAGTAGGAAGTTAATCTAATGGTTAATTATGGTAATATCCCAAAAGAACTAACTGAATTAAAACAATGGGTTTGTACAACTGGGTCTTCTAAAGTACCTATGAAAGCGTATAAACACACGCCTGCTTCTTCTACAAAACCATCTACCTGGTCAGACTTTAAAACAGCTTTAGAATCTGTAAATAAAAGCTATTATGACTATTGTGGGTTTGTATTTGCAGATAACGGATACGTTGGTATAGACATAGATGCAGGGTTTGATAAAGATGGGTTAATGAGTGCGTTAAGTGCGGATATTATCGGAAAATGTAAGAGCTATACAGAAAAGTCCCGAAGTAGTAGAGGTTTTCACATACTACTTCGGGGAGACTTACCTTTTAAAGGTAAAAACAATTTAAATGGCGTTGAAATTTACAAAACAGCAAGGTATTTCATAATGACAGGAGATGTTCTTCTTTATGATGAGATCATTGAAAATCAAGAAGCTATAGACTATGTTGTAGACAAATACTTTGCTGAAACAAAACGAGAGAGTAGTTCCTCTTTTAGTAGATATAAAATATACTCCCCCGAATGGAAACAACCGGTTATAGACGGACGACTCAAGTTGCGACCCGAATATCCTGAAATAAAAAACGGTTGTAGAAACATTTGTCTAACATCTCTTGCCGGGATGCTACACACGCTAGGATATAGTAAGTGTCAAATTTATAAAGAATTATTATATGCCAATAGTATAGCTTGTAAACCAGCTCTTAGTGAAAGAGAACTACAATCAATATGTAACAGCATTACTAAATATAAAAGGAACTAGAAGAATGCAAGAATTATTTCAAACTAGAAACGGGCGTGTTATTACGGACGAAAACTTATCGAACAAAATGTATCATATAAAAGACTATAGTCCTGAAAAAGCAGACGAAACCAGCTCAGGCTTTGAATGGTCCGAAATGGGAATGGCTTGTTTATTTGGTTTAATATATGAATCAGAAGCCAGATATTGCCCGGAACATAAAAGTTGGTACACATATTATAAAGGAGCTTGGCGAAAAGATGAAGGAAGTATCCTTGTTTCAGAAAAACTAAAAGAGTTTGTAAGACTGATGACAATATATGCTTGGGATATTGAGCAGAAAGACGTCAGAACTTCTTACAGTAAGTTTATAAAAAGCCTTGAGAATAGAACAATGAGGGATAAGATACTTAAAGATGCTGCGGGGGAGCTTAGAATATCTGCTACAGACTTTGATAACAACCCATATTTAATAAATTGTCTTAATGGAACTTACAACCTTAAAGATTTCTCTTTTAAAAAGCACGATTGGAGAGACTTTCTCACACTGCAAACTTCTTTTAATCATACCGTATCTAGATCTGTAAAAAGTAAAAGATGGGAACAATTTATACTAGAAATCACCCAGAATGACAAAGAAAAAGCAGATTTTTTGCAAAGAGCTTTGGGGTATTCAATGTTTGGAACAAGCCATGAAGAGTGTATGTTTATATTACATGGTAAAACTACCAGAAACGGTAAGTCAACTCTTTTAAATACCATAGAAACAATGCTCGGCGACTATGCAAGTGTTGCTCCAGTTGGTATAATATGTAAGAGAAGTCAGATAGCTTCCCCTTCTTCAGCTTCACCGGAACTCACGGCACTTAAAGGTAAACGATTTGTTACCATGGCTGAAAGTAATGAATACGGGAAACTAGATGAAGAGAAAATAAAACAACTAACAGGAGGAGAAAATATATCAGCAAGAGCGTTATATCAATCAACCATCACATTCTCTCCACAGTTTACATTGTGGCTCTCCTGTAATGACCTACCTAGGGTAACTGATAAGAGCCTGTTTGCATCAGAACGACTTAAGGTTATCGAATTTAACCGCCACTTTTTACCTTCAGAACAAGACACTCACTTAAAACAAGAACTTTGCAAACAAGAAAACTTAAGTGGTATATTCATGTGGCTAATTAGAGGATATAAAAAGTACAAACAGAGTGGCTTAAACATGAGTGAGACCCTCAAAAATGTTGTTAGAGAATATGAGAAAGATAACGATCTTGTCTTGCAGTTCCTAGAAAGTAGATGCATTCAAGATAGAGATGAATCAATAAGAGCAAAGGATCTATATAAGGAATATAAAATATGGGCTAGATCTGAAGGTGAATTCATAATGTCAGCTCGTAAATTTAATTCAGAAATAAAAAGACATTCTGATTGGGTTTGTGAAATAGGCATACTTAAAGGATACCCAGTATATAAAGGTTTCAAATTAAAGGAGGAGATATGATAATCAGTGATGTAGAAAAAGAACTTAAACCAATTACTAGACAGGATTTAGAAAAAGAACTACAAGCATTACAAGAACGAAACATGAAACTCACCAATGCTTTTTCTACAGCAAAACTTCAGATTGTTCGCAAGAACAAGAAAATTGAAATTCTGCAAGATAAAGTTCAAAGTTTAAAATACTCGGTCAAAACTTTACAAAACTTCTTCATTTACTTTATAAATGAGAAACACAAAGATAAGGTATCAAAGCACGACAAGGGTTAAAAACTTTGCTTAAAACGAAAACCACGAGGTCTATTTTTAGACAAAGAAAGGAAATTGAATGTTAGAGTTATACGAGTATATAGAAAGAGGATATAATGATTTACAACTTAGGTTTAGATGAGGGACTTGATATTAGCAAATATGATAACATATCTTTTAACAGTGAACAGATGCAAGAAATCAGATTGGGTTTAGAACAAGGACTTGACGTAAGCAAATATACAAAAAAGAAGCTTTAGCTAGATATAGCCAAATGGACTTTGATATTTTCCAACAACTTGAGCTAGTAGAAGGATTTAGGAGTGGCGTAGACGTCAGTTTGACCCAGCACAAATGAGACTAATTAGATGTGATCTTGAAAACGGACTAAATATAATTACTTTGAAATGAGAAAAATTCGTAAAGAAAAAGAAAGAGAGGACTAGTTATGATTGATGATAAATTTCTTGAGAAAGAAATAAAAGAAGAGGTCAGGATCTCGCCTCGTACCGGTAAACCTGTTAAGTCCACTGCTTCACGCTATAATAAAAAACGTGGTAATGGTAAAAACTCACCTGTTATTGGTATGAATGGTTACCATCTTAAAGATGGTGACAATGCCAAGCTTATGGAGATTAACCTTGCTATATTTAATATGGAACGAATAGATATGTATGATCCTGAAGAGGTTGCTAAGAGACTTGGTGAATACTTTGAGCTTTATGGTAAATATGATTTTAAACCTACCGTTGCTGGTATGGCTTTGTGTCTCAATGGGATGAGTAGGAATACTTTACATGCTATTGTGCATAATATTCCTGTTGGGGGCAACGGCTACAAGTCAGCATTACCAACGGTTGTTGCGGACGTCATAAAAAATGCTTACTTTCTGCTCGAGAATATGTGGGAAACTTACATGAATTCCGGTAAGATAAATCCAGTATCAGGCATTTTTTTAGGCAAGAACAACTATGGGTATAAGGACAAAACAGAACATGTAGTAACTCCAGAAAAAAACACAGAAGATTTTTCAGTGGAAGAAATCAAAAGCAGGTATGCGGATGAGCAAATTCCCGAAAACACTGAAAAATAGCCATTTATAGACATTTACGACTATTAGCCGTCTCTATCCTGTGAGGCGGTTATTTTTTGTCATTTAAAACAACAACTTTTTGGGCAAAAAATGGGCATTCATGAATTTTATGAACTAACATGTCGGAAATATTGACAAGTTCATGTTATTGATTCTTTAATTTTGGCATATTTTAAAGGAAATAGCAAAAATCGTCTGTAAAAATCTTAACGACTATAGAATTCAACCGGTTCTATATAATAGTAGAAACACAAACCAATTATTCATCCTGCGGATGAAATTTTAGACAATGAAAAGTAGAAAACGACTATAATTTTCACAGACTAATTGCGTCATTTTTGTATAACACCATTAAACTATTAAACTTTTAAATATTTAATATAGTTAATATTAAAAAATCGTTTAATTGTTTAATTTTAAAATTGTTTTTATAAGACTATACTAACTCGGGGTGATAAACGATCAAAAAGGGGTGATAAACGCAAAAATAGCTATAACTAACAAAAAAAAGTTATCCACAGAAAAAAAAGTTATCCACAGGTTTTTTGCAGATTGTATACAACGTTCATCACCCTCATCACCCTTATCACCCCTTTATCACCCCGTTCATCACCCCAAGAAAATGTTTATATATCAATGTTTATAAAGGTTGGGGGTGATGAAGGTGATGAAATATCAAAAAACTTTTTTATTTCAGAATTTGGGTATTTTCCGTATATGAAAAAGTTTTATGGTTTTTTTTGGAGATCATCACCCCGGATGCTAATGCAGATTGGTATTTCAATGATATCTTGGGGTGATGAACGAAACAGAACATCACCCCTTTATCACTCCAACGACTATAAGTATTGGTATTTCAATGCTTATGGGGTTTTTAACTCTCGTTTTTAATACATTTACAATTTTAAGATTTTAAAATTAAAATAATTTAAATATTATAATATTCATATAGTTTTAAAATTCAGAAATCGTTTAATTGTTTAATCGTTTATTTGTATTACGACTATGAAAATAAAAAATCACTCCAGGAAAACCCAAAGTGATTTACCACAGTTATACCACCCGATACGTTTATTTAAGGTCATCCCTGGTGATTACAACATCTCTGTCATCAAACCTTACAACCACTTTACCGCCTAGAAAATCAACAATTTTGATGAAATCTTTAAGCGACCATTGGTTCTTATTTATCTTGTTGCTAACTGACTGAGGGGTTGATAAACCAAGCAGTTCCTTGAGTGAACCTTGTGGTATACCTCTTTCCGTAATCCATGCTTTAACTTTATTAGACAACATATTATCGCCTCCTTTCTGGTGACATTGTACACGTATATTTTTACAAAGTCAATTTATTTTTACAAAAAATTATAAAATTTGATGTAAAAACCATAGCGACTATAAAACGACTATAGAATTAACCGGGAGAATTTGACCTAAGATTTCACACGGGGATACCTCTAATTCAAAAAATTTGCCTCAAATTAACAAAGTTTTTATACTTAAGCATAAATTACATGGTTAAATATTTTCTTTGCTAATTTAGGGCTTTAAATTTGAATTAAGAAATTTTTTTAAATTTTTGAAAAAATTACCTGCTGTTTTTCTAGCGACTATAGATTTCACTCAGAATTTTTGTCAAAACCCGTGGTTGAATTTGTGATGTAACGGTAGGCACATCTAATTTATTTTTTTGTCATTTTTGACAACATGTTTTTCATGTACTTTTTCATTTTTCTCGTGATTTTCGAGAGTGTAAATTATATTTATACCCAATCTGTTATCTGTTTAAACATTGAGGCTGAAAAATATTTTAATAAATTTTCACTATCAAAAAGAGATGTTTAGTTATACAATAAACGATTAAGATGTGAAAAGAAAATTTATCAGCAGTTGAGAGAAATAAGATAAATCTATTTTCTTCCATTATATATAATAGCAAATCGAAATATTTTTACAAAAATCATGAAATTTTTACGAAAAAGTATTGACAAGTACATTTTAAAGATGTATTATATAACCAAGATAAAAGGAAAGGAGGGAAGCAATGAATATGAAGATGAAGAAAATATTGTTTTTAGCTTGTAGTATAACATTTGTAATTGGGATATTTACAGGAATCTATTTACACCATCAGATGACAGCAGGAGCAATGAGACAATTACAAAAGGAGATTAAGCAAAATCAGATTGTAGAAGAAAGATAAGAGGTGGAAAAAATGAACACATGGGGGTTAAACAAAGAGCAACAAAAGGTATGGGTTGAGGCTTGTAAAAGGAACATACCAATTGAGAAGTATGTAAACGGCAGGTTTAGTGCAGAGCAGTTGAAAGTAATAACATATGTGGTTGCTAAGGGGCTAAACACCAGTGCGTTTGCAGATCCAAAAGTACCGGTTGAAGAGATGTTAGAGAGTTTAGAAAGAATGATGGATGATATACCAGCTTTTGAGATAGAAGATCTAGAATGTTTTAGAGATTGTGGATATGACGCGAAAGAATTTAACGTGGTGTGGAATCCTGCTGCTGAAGAATACGAAGCAATAACAGAAAAAGACTGGGATAATATTAAGAATTTTAATCAAGCTGTGTTTATAGTAAATAAGTACAATGACGGAGAACACATTGAAGCAGATAGCGAAGATATAATTCACATGGCAGAAATTGCTGAAACAATGGAAGCTGACGGTTGTAGTAATGGAGCAATTGCAAGCGAGCTCGATAAATACACTGAATATCAGCAGGAAGAAGCAATAAAGATGGTAGACGAGATGAAGAAAGAAAGACAGATAGAAGAAAGAATGAACACTTTCGAAACACAAGGTTTTAATAAAGACCAGTTAGATGAACTTGGAGATGGGCTAAAAAAGGGTTTAAACGTTGAAAAATATGCAGACAAAAGGTTTAACGATTGTCAAATGCATCAGATTAAAGAAGGTTTAGAAGCAGGTGTAAACGTTGATTTTTATACAAATCCTGATTTTGATATTTTCCAGATGTATGAAATCAAAGAAGGGCTTAAAGCCGGGATTGATCCAAGTGAATACGCTGATCCTGCTTATTGCTGGGAGTATATGGAAGAGATAAGAGAGCGCTTAGAAAAGGTGCAAAAAGGTAAGTATTTGTAAGAAAGGGGAGTAAACAAAATGGAGATTAGAAATGAGATGGTTGAATTGTTAAAAACCTATGGGGAGGATTTAACAAAAAAGTACAGAAAGAACGAATTGTGGGATTTTTTAAATGAAGGAGAGTTTTATGATTATGAATTTACTGTAAGTTTGATGAGTAATGGTTTTGAGTATAAGAGCGCATGTGTTACGCTAGCTTGTGGCGGTCCCACTGTTTATCTTGATACAAAACACGGAGCATTGGTTTGCATATGGGGAGGAGATGAAGAAAAAACACATCTCGATAACGATGTTGTAGACGAGATTGACAAATGTTTAAAAGAATTATACGAAACATACAAGTAGTAAAGGAGAGTAAATAAAATGTCAACAGTTAGTATAAAAATGATTAAAGGGTTACCGGTAACCGTGTATAATAAAGTACCCATTGAAAGAATGGAAAGAATAACATATAAAAATAAAACGTATGATGGTTTTTACATTAGTTATAACAATTACGATTTGGATATTTACGGAAGTGATACAACGGCGTTGGTTTTGGGTCAGATGGAAGACTTTTTGATATTAAACGGAAATCACGTAGAAAACTATAGAAAATTAAAAGATGAACCTTTTTCGAAATATCTTGATTATTTTCGCAAAAACAAAGAACATATGAATTCTTTTACAACATCAAAGGAGGTGTGAAATGAAAAATCAATACGGTGTTTTAAAAAAATCTAACAAAGCGATTGAAGCGGAAGGACGCGGGCTTGTTGTTTATAGTAAATTAAAAGCATGGCAAAAAAGAGCAGTTGATGTGGGAGCAGTCACTCCTAGCGCATGGCACCACACGAGCGGTGCTGCGAACCGAACGAATTTTTACGAGCTTTCAGATTTTGAACATCTCGACGAAAAACAGTTTAAAACCCGGAAAACCGTTGTAAACGAACAACCTGATTTAAACCGTATTAAAATCAAAATTACTTTTGACAAAATGACGGGTGGTTTTACTTCGAGACGTAAAACATTTACAGAAATCACCGTCGAAGGGCTTGACGTCCGCAAAAAAGACAACGCTATTATGGGCGCTGAAGGAAGAAGGCTTGACAGTAAAAACAAAGAGGTTGTTTTTCTTTACATGAAACCACATTCACGGTTTTTTAAAGAGGTTTCTAAAGATTATTTACAAGAAATAGGTTATATTTTTATTTAAAAAGGAGGTGTGTCATGAGTAAGTTTGAAAAGCTCTGTGATGAATACAGAGAAAATAAAAGGTTGATTGAAGAGCTTAGTGATACGAACGATCATCTTAAAGCTGACATAATAGAGCTTATGGATGGAGCAGATAAAAAAACGGAAGGTTCTGCCAAAGCTTGTTACACGAGGATAAAAAAGGAGAGCTTTGATAAAAACACCTTCCGCCATGAACATGAACAATTATATCAGAAGTATGTTAAGCAATCAAGTTATAGACGTTTTAGTGTTGTGTAGATTTGTATTAAAAGAAAGAGGTGTATTGTGTTAATTGTATTGGCAACGCTTTTAATCCCAATATTGATAGTTCTATTTATATTTTTTCCGGTTGCAATGCTTGCCATATTGATGTTCCCGGTAATGGTGTTAGCGGAACTGGTTAAGCGTAATGGTTAGCAGGTAACAGTAAGAGTGGGTATATTAACCCCCGTATATAAGACCCCTTATTTTAACCCCCTACATAGGGGGTTATATTATAGGGCTATATAGCAGGGTACTATTATAGGGTGCCTATGGCTATAGGCGTATAGAGGGGTAGGGGAGGGGGTATATAGAGAGGTGGGGTATAGGGTACCCTGTTATACACTACATTTAATTATGTTATTTGTTATTGTTTTATTTACTGTTTAAAATAACAGAATGGGTATGGGGTAGGGGGGTGGGGGTATATAGAGGTATGTATATGTTGTGTTATTGTTTTAATGGTGTGATGATCATCACTATCAATATATTTTAATTTATTTAATTGTTGATAGTGGGAAGAAGGGTATAAAAGATTTACACAATAAGAAAGTTAATTTAATAATTAATTTAATGATTAATGTGATAACAAAAATTGATTATGGTAATTAAGATAACAGTGTATTACAATTAAAAAATTAAACAAACGGGGGTCTAGTTTGGTATCTGTTTTACACACTATATATGATTTAAATAATTTATGAAACGTTTGGATAATTTAAATTTAGAACTGAACACAGCAGATTATATTGAAAGGGTATACCGGGCAGGGATATATTACAAGCAGAACCGTCGCAGGAAGTGGATTGAATTTCCAAAAATTTTAAAAAGACTATAATACAACTTTGTCAAAAATTACAACACGACTTTGCTAACAACTATAAATCAATCAAATTTTCCAAATCAATCCAATCTCTATTGACACTCAATCTTGTTAGTGCTATAATCCAGTCACAATATTATTACATCACACTATACAGATACAACTATAATAAAGAACTTGTAATAATATGTAAGAAACACAATCCATGTAAAGAGAGGAGAAGACAATGGTTAAGAATGATATAGGATTAGACATTAAAATAAGATGTTTGCAAGAGGGTTTAACACAAGCTGAAGTGGCTGAGAAGATTGGTACGACAAACCAGTATGTAAACAGGATTATTAAGAAAGAAAGCAAGGAACTTGTTAACAAAACATTTATTGAAATTATGGAAGCACTAGGGTATGACATAAGGATTATTTATGTTCCAAAGTTAAAGAGAAAGGAGCAGGCAAAATGAAGTGTAAATATTGTGGATCAGAAAAATGTCAAGTGACAGTAGAAATGCAGCCTGTGAGAGATAGCAGTCTAGGTTGTTTGGGGTCTTTTATAGTAATAGGTGGTTTTACGTTTTTATTTGGGATAATAGGGTTTGGTATAGGGCTACTTTTCTGCATGGTATTTTTAGGTAGGATATCTCAAGCGCCATCAAAGAGTGTTGCTGTATGTCAGGAATGCGGAAAAAGGTTTTATCCTGAGATAGAGGCAGA